ATCGATTCATCGTGTGGGATGCAACATGGTTCAAAAAATAAAACAGGGCGCTGGAATTGCATCCAGTGCCCTGTTTTAATTGTTTTGTTGTGAAATAGTCCCCCTGAAAATCCATCATTCCCCATGTTGAGGCGCAGCAGATTGTTGGGAAGTTTGGTTGTTATGGAAATGAAAATTTTGTTAACCAGACATCATTCAAAACACACTCGAATTCTTCGTAGGCTGAGATTCGGAGATGCTTAAATGACTCATCGATTTATAGGCAATTGTCGATGAATCAAAGGTTCACATTGTTGTTACCGATAGCGGAGATGAAAGTTATGCAAATGCTGTCTTCTTCATCCCACCAGGTTCCTATCGGTTTAAGTAGTAAAGTTCAGGCTGGGGGGCTAGCCTGACGAATTAGTTTAGCTCATGGTGGTTCCGTCTCATTTCCGGGACGATAGTATGATCACCCTTCCAATATGTGAGTGGAAAGGGCCAACGACGAATGCGTAAATAAAAACCCAGCGTTAAGCTGGGTTATGTTTGATCTGATTAAAGAAAAAAATACTACTTTATGGTGTACATGCTTCCACGTTTGCCTTTGATATTTTTGCGCGCAATCTGGCCCGTCTTCACAAGTTTAAACAGCGTCTGGTCCGCTTTGCCATTGCGGCCCTCTGCTGTCCAGTGCTCATTAACTTGTGCAGTTCTGCAATCAGGATTGGCTTGAATGAACGACAAGACAAATGCGTCAGCAGTGACTGCATGAGTCTTGTGGCTTCGTTTTGTGTTATTTGTCTCTGTTTTTAAGCTTTTTTTGCTTCCAGCAGGTCGCCCGCGTTGCGGTTTGTCAGCAGCTTTGACTTGAGGTGCATCGAGCCCAAGATCACTGAATGTCTGATCAATGGCTTCAATGGCCTTGACGTGATCAGCACGCTCGTCATGAAGCCGTTGCACAAGCCTGCGCAGTTCGATTGCCACATTGGATGTTGTCATTGGGAACTCCTGTAAAAAATGGGGGTACATATAGACAGGCGGGGTGTAGAAAATATCAATTTGAACATATATTTTCAAGGGCCATTGGTATTATAAGAATATATTCGTCATATATACCCTTTGGGGTAAGCCTGATCAGGTAAACATGGTGTCAGTGGTGGAGAGTGTGGGTGTTTTGATTAGCGTGAAACAAAATATATAACGCACTCTGCCAGCATGACAGATCGACTTGCCGAGTTGTCATTTGTGGCAGTCATCGCAACGCACCCATTTCACAATACCACTTCATTTAACATATTCTCAAAAACCAATTCTCGGCGCGCCATTTGCAGCATGTTCTGATGCCACAAGATGGCAGGGTGGTCTGATTGACTGGTCTTCTCATGACCGGGGAAAGGAATCCAAAGTGGTCCAGAACATGCGATACGTGTCAGCCATGATGCTGACACGTCATATCGTTGCCGTCATTCATTCGGAGGGTGTTGGTGCCGAGGATGGTGAGGTTTTGGGAGTGGCTTGAGTCACGTCCCGACCGCACCGCTGCCATGAGTCAGTGGCAGCAAGTTTTGGGGGGCGGGGAATCGATATCGGTAGCACAGCGATTTCTCCAGCCTCTCGAAACACCTTCAACCGCATACCCTACTTCCCGCCGCCGTGGTTTTCCGTTGAATAATGCGTGTCAACGGGACGGTATCATTCTTGCCAGAGACGAAGCAGATGACCAGACGGGCTCAAGCCTGCTGGATGGGGGTGTCGCTCAATATCGGCTTTGTCTTTCTGAACTCCGAAAGTCCATCAGCAGTGCATTGAGTAGGGTATGCGTCTCGCGGACGCAGATCGAACCCGATGCACGCTTGATTCAGATTGGTAACTGGGAACCGAAAAAATCGGCGATGTTTCCAGTCCATCTGCTGATTTGCCAGTCACCATACGAGCTTGAGCATGAAGTGTTCCGGGAGATCATACGAAGCCATCGGCCTGGTGCCATTCTGCTTACGCCCACGCGCATGCACTGGCGTGAGGAAATCATCAACGATGCACGATCCCATCGCAGGTTGCTTGTTCCGCTGACAGAAGTCGTTGAACAGGATGGCGACGCCTTGCGCCAAACACCAGATTGGGAAGAGTATCTCCAGGGATTTGCCCAGATGGTTCGACTGAAGCTGCCGAGCAATTACAACAACACGAAACCATTGCCCATGCGCGGAACCCGGGCTGCCAATATTGAAAAACTCGAACATGAACTCCAGCAGCATCTGTTGGCTGCGAGGGATCATGCGTACGCGCTGATCGATGCCGGTCACGCTCCCGAACTGTTACCGCGCCCTGAGCAGAATGAACTGGCCAGGCGACTGGGCGTACCGGCACCGGCGGTGTATCGATGTCTTACCGATCCTCGGGCCAAGCTGCTCAAGATTCTCTGGGATGCAGCCCAATCCCTCGAATCCGTCATGCAATTCAAATCCATCAGGCGACGCTGAGTCGCCTTTTTTTGTGATTTCAATTTCACTTTGCGCCAATTGGTGAAACTGAAATCGAGAAAATTTTTCACAATAAACAACTGTGCTTTGGCGTCTTATATCGATTTCACTTTATGCATCACGGCGTTTGCTGAAATCGCACTGGAGGACGGTGCGGCCTGACGTGGGCCGCGAACGCAACCCTCCATGCAGGAGATTTCGTATGACGCAAACGTCTTCATTTCACACCACGACAGATCAAGCCAACCCTGATGAACAAACAGTGACTCAGCCATCTGGCGTTCTTTTCCCACATCGTATGAAGGCCCGGCCCCGGCTCAAGGCTCTATCCCCATCTCATTCAGAACCGTCTCAGGCATCCAAGCGGAGCGAGCATGAGGACATTGTGCACTCTCTGCTTTTCGATCCATTCACCACGACGTATATCCGCATCAAGGCCCGTCAGCTTTGCAGTCGGACAGACTTTTCACTGACAGATGATCAAGATTTGCGTCAGGAGATGCGGTTACATCTGATCGAAAAAGCGCACCTGTTCGATCCGCAGCGAGGGAACCTTGAAGCCTTCGTGACTCAGTGCATCAATTCGTGGGTGGGGATGCAACTGCGGTACCGGGATCGGTGCAAACGAAGTGAAGAGTACAAGGCTGTCTCCCTCGAGCGCACGGAGGTGCTATGCGATGGTGTGATCGACATGCTTGGTGATGTTCTTCTGGAAGAGGACGGTGGCCGCAGGACTCGAACATATGCCATGTCTGCCATTGAAGATTTTGAATTGCGTGATGCCATGGAATTCGTGTTGAACAATCTGAAGCCCAGAGATCTGAAACTTCTCAAGTATGTGGCTGAGCACGGCCCCAGTGGCGCGCCGCAGGCAATCGGGCTTACACGTGCTCAAGTAGACGAATCTTTGGCAAGAATTCGAGAAATTATGGAAAAATCGGGCTTAAATTGAGAATTTTTGAATTTCACGATCCTAAATGGCATAGGTAACAAATAGAGGGGGCTTGTGTTTTTTGCTCCTCGAAGGTCAAGGAGTCTTCGAGGGGCAGGGCAAGCCAAGGTTACTGACACACTTTTTATGGAGATGGAATGAATATCGATTTGAACATTCTACAAACCGAACCGGCAGAGCAGTACCATGCGCAAGCCAAGGATCATCTGAGCAGCCATCAGTTGATCGACTTTATCAAATGTCCCTGGCTGCATTTCAAGAAGCACAGTGGCTTGATCGTAAATAAGGAGACGGCTGCTTACCTGATCGGCAGAGCCACACACTGTCGCATTCTCGAGGGCCGCGATGCGTATGAATCGCAGTTTGCACTGGGCGGCCCAATCAATCCCAAAACGGACAAGCCCTTCGGCAAGGACACCCAAGCCTTCCGCAACTGGGCAGAAGGGCAGGGCAAACCTGGCGTTCATTATGATGACCTGGATCAGATCGAAAACATGGCCAGTGGTTTAAGTATGAATGACAAGGCGGTTGACTTGCTGCTCTACGGCAGAGCGGAAGGGGTGCTCCGTGCGGACTACTGCGGAATGTCCTGTCAGTGCCGATATGACTGGTTACATCCGCATGCAGGCGTGGTGGATTTGAAGACTTGTGACGATCTGACCTGGTTCGAATCGGATGCACGAAAATATCGTTACATCAATCAACTGGCTTTCTACCAAGCGGTGCTGGCCGAGGTCATCGGTGAACTGGTGCCGGTTCATATCGTGGCGGTTGAGAAAAAAGAACCTTATCGCTGCGGTGTCTGGGTGATCAGTGACGAAGCGCTGCACATGGCCCGCCAGGAAAACCAGGCAGCCATCAAGCGATTACTGCTCTGCCGCGAACACAACCACTGGCCCACCGGCTACGAAGATATTCGTCTGCTCAGTGCCGCGTAACCCCACCCCGGCCCCCGGAAGTTTGTCACCTTTCCCCGCCCCAATTTGTTCATGGGGCGGGGAGTTCGGAGCAGGTGACGTTTTGTATTGGTCACGATCATCATATCTAGGAATTTGATTCATGTCCCTATTGCAACAAATCCACACTGGCAAACGACAATCCCCACCACGCATCATTCTCTACGGTACTGAGGGCATTGGTAAATCCACCACGGCATCGCAGGCTCCACAGCCTATTTTCATCCAAACCGAAGATGGTCTCGATCAGATTGATTGTGCGAGTTTCCCGTTGGCTACGCAGTTCGATGATGTCATCAATGCCATAGATTCATTGATCAAGGAGGATCACGAGTATCAAACACTCGTCATTGATTCGCTGGACTGGCTTGAACGCCTGATCTGGGATCGGCTCTGTAAAGACTACGGTGTCAATAGCATTGAAAAAGTCGATGGTGGTTATGCCCGTGGTTACACGCATGCCTTAACGCACTGGCGCATGCTGCTTACTGGCTTGGATACGTTACGCACCAAGCAAAACATGTGCATCATCTTGTTGGCCCACGCCAAGGTCGAGACTTTCTCCGATCCGGAAGTCGGCGCGTATGACCGGTTTTCCCCACGTCTGCACAAACATGCCAATGCAGTTCTCACTGAGTGGGCCGACGCCGTATTGTTTGCGACGCGCAAGATCATCACCAAAACCGAAGATGCTGGCTTCAATCGCAATCGCACATTGGCATCCGGTCTGGGTAAGGATGGTGGTGAGCGCGTGATGCGTTGTGTCGGTAGCCCGGCCTGTATCGCCAAGAACCGTTACGGCTTGCCGACTGAACTGCCGTTGTCATGGTATGCCCTGATGGAAGCGATGATGCAGGCTGACACACCCACGTCCCATCAAACCACCAAACACAAACATTAACCCATAAAACACAGTCTTTTTGTCAACAACCATTTTTTAATTGATGGAGGAATATCCCTATGGCTAATCTCAATGGCTTTAACGCAAATGATGTCGAACCCAACACAGCATTCGAACCGATCCCGGCAGGCAAATACCTGGCAGCGATCACAGCGTCGGAAACCAAGCAAACTCGGAATGGCGACGGCAGCTACCTGGAACTCACTCTCAGCATTCTGGAAGGCGACTTCAAAGGGCGCGTGCTATGGGCTCGTTTGAACCTGGATAACCCCAATGCCACCGCAGTGAAAATTGCCCGTGGCGATCTGTCGGCCATCTGCCGAGCGGTCAATGTCATGCAGCCCAAGGACAGCACCGATCTTCACAACTTGCCAATGGTCGTCAACGTCAAACTCAAAAAGCGGGTCGACAACGATGAGTTGACGAATGAAATCCGTGGCTTTGAGTCCAAGCAATCTCCCGGCACATCCAATGCGACGTCTGCACAAACCGATCAGAAACCGGCATCCGATGGTCCCGCACCGTGGAAGCGATAAGGGGGTGTTACATGGAATTAGTCTTGCCATACCCGCCTTCGGTCAACCACTACTGGCGACACTTCCGGGGGCGAACGCTCATCAGTCGCCAAGGTCGTGCGTATCGCCAACAGGTCAAAACACAGTGTCAGGGCATGGGTGGCCAGCCGCCACGCGATGGACGTCTGGCCGTGGCGATGGATGCGTTTCCACCGGATCGCCGTAGACGTGATCTGGACAACATCCAGAAAGCATCGCTCGACTCAATGCAACACGCAGGGATTTACGAAGACGATTCGCAGGTTGATTTACTTGTCACGCGTCGCAAACTCCCGATCCCCGGTGGCCAACTGGTCGTGCAAATCCATGAGTATCCACTTCATCGTTGTCCGTTATGTGGTAGCCCGATGCCCAGCCTTGAAAGTAATCATCTTTATGACAACTGAAATTCAAACACTCCAACTCAATCAAATCCGCATCGACGGTGGTACGCAACCGCGTGTGGCCATTGATGAAGACGTCGTGGCTGAATATGCCGACCTGTACGTCGACGGTGTCGATCTGCCACCCGTGACCGTGTTTCATGACGGTTCAACCTATTGGTTAGCTGATGGCTTTCATCGGTATTGGGCCCGCAAGCGAGCCAAGCGTGAATCCATTGCGGTTGAGGTCATTCAAGGTACTCGCCGCGATGCCATTCTTTACTCCGTGGGTGCCAATGCATCCCACGGTCTGCGTCGGACCAATGAGGATAAACGTAAGGCCGTGATGATCATGTTGGAGGACGACGAATGGTCGTCATGGTCAGATAATGATGTTGCACGGCAATGCGGTGTGTCACATACAACCATTCAACGGTATCGCGCCTCACTTGCACATTGTGCAAGTGAGAATTCTGAACCAAGGCAACAAAAGCGAACTTACAAAACCAAGCACGGCACTATTGCTCAAATGAAAACGGGCAAAATCGGTTCTTCACCGAAATCCAAAACACCACGTTTTGGCAAAAACGCTTATCGTCCCAAAGCCTGTCACAGTGAAGACGGTCCCGTCCCCATGCGGGCCATCTCGTTACCTCTGAAGAATCCCATCCAAGCGGCCCGGAGCATGATCAGCATCTACGGCGATGACTACATGCGCCAGGTCGCCAATGAACTGAATCGAATTTTCCAATCCCAGAAAGGACTCGCACATGATTGCACAACCCACGAAAAGCACGGAACCACAGATTCAGACCACCTTCATGAACGTCACGCCGGACATTGCAAGCCAGTGGCTTGAGGGTAATGTCCGTAACCGTCGCATCGACCAGAGGCATGTCGAATGCCTTGCCCAGGAAATGTTGGCCGGTCGCTGGAACACCACACACCAGGGCATCGCCTTTGATACCAACGGCACGTTGGTCGATGGCCAGCACCGACTCTGGGCCATCTTGCAGGCGGGGTGTGCCATTCGTATGGCCGTGTCGTTCGGCGTTCCGGCAGGCAACATTGATGCTATCGATGGCATGAAAGCCCGCAGGGTCGTGGATCGAATGTCTCTCACCGGCATGTTCGGCAGCGAGGGTGTGACGTCCTACCACGCATCAACCTTGCGTGAAATGTACCAGTGCCTCAATCCCGGTCGCAAGCTGCCATATCACGAAGAGATGGAGCTGATGAGCATGCACATCAACGCCATCCGTTTTGCGACGGCACACGTGGCGACCAAGGCCAGGGGTATTGCGGTAGCTCATGTGCGTGCAGTGATTGCCCGGGCCTGGTATTCCGTTGATCACGATCAACTGGCCCAATTCTGTCGGGTCTTGTCCACTGGCATGCTGGAAACCCCATGCGATGCGACCATCATCAAGCTGCGTGACCAACTCATGGCAACAGGCAGCACGCGCAACCGCACGATCCAGAAAGAACTGTATGGCAAGGTGGAGCGCGTTCTCACCCACTGGCTCAACGGTGAGACTCGATCTGTCCTGCGCCCTGTAACAAGCGAGCAATTCATGCTGCCCGAGGAGGTGATCGATTGATACAGGCTTGTGCCCAACAACCTGTGATTCAACTTCGCCCATATCAGGCCGAAGCGGTCAATGCCGTGTACGAGCATCTGCGATGTCGGGATGACAACCCTTGTGTTGTCATCCCGACAGCCGGGGGCAAGACACAGATACTTTCCACCATTTGCCGCGATGCGGTGCAGAAGTGGGATGGTCGCGTGCTCATCCTGGCTCATGTCAAGGAATTGATTGAGCAAGCCGTGGACAAACTGCATGTCATGGCACCCGATCTGTGGCACCAGATCGGGTGCTACTCTGCGGGACTCAAGAGCCGGGACACCGACCATGCGATCATTGTGGCCGGGATTCAGTCGGTGTATCGCAAGGCGGCTGAGTTGGATCGCTTCGATCTGATCCTGATTGATGAAGCACACATGATCCCAACAGGTGGGTCCGGTGGTGAGGGGATGTATCGACAGTTCCTGGCAGATGCCAAGGTGGTCAATCCCCATGTTCGTCTCGTTGGCTTGACAGCCACACCGTACCGCATGACCAGTGGGACGATCTGTGGTCCGGCTCCGGATCATCTGTTGAATCACGTGTGTTACGAGGTGGGGGTTCGTGAGTTGATTGCCCAGGGTTATCTTTGTCCGCTTGTCACCAAAGCTGGGCGTCGTAAAGCCGACACGTCCAACTTACACATCCGTGGTGGTGAATTCATCGCAGGTGAAGTTGAAGCGTTGATGGATGACGATAGCCTTGTTCACTCGGCCTGCCATGAAATCCTTGAGCAAACACGTGATCGTCATTCGGTGCTGATCTTCGCCGCGGGTGTCAAACATGCTTTGCATGTGCAACGCATTCTGGAGGAGATGGGACATCAGTGTGGATTTGTCTGTGGTGAAACCTTGCCCTTTGAGCGGGACAAGACACTCAACGATTTTAAGAAGGGTGATCTGAAATATCTGATCAATGTCAATGTGCTGACCACTGGGTTCGATGCACCCATCATTGATTGTGTTGTTCTTTTGCGTCCAACTAATTCCCCCGGTTTATTTTATCAATCTGTGGGGCGTGGATTCCGGTTGCACCCGGATAAAACCAACTGTCTGGTGTTGGACTTTGGTGGCAATATCCTGCGTCATGGTCCGGTCGATGCATTGCAGATTAAGGATAAGTCTGATCGCAAAGGCAGTAACGAAGCACCTGCCAAAGAATGTCCCAACTGTCAGGCATTGATCCATGCGTCGTACAGCGTGTGTCCGGATTGTGGTCATGAATTTCCACCACCTGAGCGTGAAAAACATGACGGCAGTGCGTCAACAGCAGGTGTGTTGACCGGTCAGGTTACCGAAACCGATTATGACGTGGGTGAGGTGTATTACAGCATTCATACCAAGCGTGGAGCACCACCGGATCATCCCAAAACCTTGCGTGTCGATTACCGCTGTGGATTTAACGAATACCACAGCGAATGGGTTTGCGTCGCGCATCCCAAGGGCAGCTACGCCTGGCAAAAAGCCAGCACATGGTGGCAGGCTCGATCTGCAGAACCCATGCCTGACACGGTGGAGCAGGCCGTCGAGTTAGCCGAAAGCGGCGCCTTGGCTCAACCGTTGTCCATCACCGTGCGATCAGTCACCGGCGAAAAATTCGACCGCATCACCCATTATGAATTGGGTTCCATTCCACCACGCAATGACGGTAGCGATGAACGTGAACTGGTGACCAGCACCAACACGGTATCGCCCGATCAACCGTGGACTCAATGGCCCGATGACGATGACATTCCTTTTTGAAAGATTCGCTTATGAATACTACATGTCTTGAAAACGATCCCGTCATCATTGATGACGAATTCCAAAGCCTGATTCCACCGTTAACGGATGAAGAGCTATTCGGCCTGGAAGAGAACCTGCTGCGCGACGGCTGCATCGATCCGCTGATCGTGTGGGCAGAGCAGTGTATTTTGCTTGATGGTCACAATCGCAAAGCCATTTGTGATCGGTACGGCATTGATTACGAATTGCATACAGTCAGCTTGCCTGATCGCGCGGCGGCTGCCGATTGGATCGATAACCATCAGTTGGGCCGACGTAATCTATCACCTGAGCAGATGAGTTTATTGCGTGGACGTCGGTATAACCGATTGAAGAGTCCGCATGGCGGTGGCAGACGGGGGGATTTTTCAAGAGCTCAAAATGAGCTCTTGAAATCCTCCGACGGATTGGCTGAAGAACATGGTGTTTCACTGGCCACAATTAAACGTGATGGTCAATTTGCCGAAGCAGTGGATCGTCTTGATTTACAGCGTGAAATCGCCAGTGGACAGATCAAACCTGCTCGTAACGAAGTAGTGCATGCAGCTCGTTCGTTGCCTGAAAATCCAACGCCATCGCAAATCCAGCAGGCACGCGAGTCGGTGACCAAACCTCATGTGGCCAACAACACTGGCGACAACGAATGGTATACCCCGGCACAGTACATCGAGTGTGCAACGGATGTGATGGGTGGGATCGATCTTGATCCGGCGTCCAGCGCAGCAGCGAATAAGGTTGTCGGCGCGACACGCATCTTCACCGCCGACGATGACGGTCTGCAAAAAGCATGGCATGGTCGCGTATTCATGAACCCACCCTATGCTCAGCCGTTGATCCAACAGTTCTGCGAAAAACTTGTCCACGAATTCCAGGCTGGCAACGTCACGCAGGCTGTCGTTCTGGTCAACAACGCAACGGAAACTCGCTGGTTCCATGCATTAATGTCCGTTGCATCGGCGGTGTGTTTCCCAACGGGACGTGTGCGTTTTTGGCACCCGGATAAAACCTCTGCGCCGTTGCAGGGGCAGGCTGTGTTGTATCTCGGTGACAACATCAATGACTTTACCGATGCGTTCAAGGATTTAGGGAGTGTGTGCCATGTTATCAAATAATGGATTTAATCCCATGTTGTGGAATTGTGATCGGCAAGGCTGCTTCAATCTCAAGAAGCGTCCCAAGATCGAACTGTTTGCTGATTGTTTACCAGGCCGAATCGCCTTCAGCGACATTGATGCTGTGACGGAAATCAATGGCAACCTCCTGTTCCTCGAATGGAAAGAGCATCAACGTATCTGCACCGGCCAGAAGATTCTGTTTGAGAGATTGACTCGGCTCTGTCCAGCCACCGTGTTGATCATCGAAGGCGATGCTGAATTGATGACAGTCGAGAGCATTCGCACAGCCTGGAAGGGAAAAATCTCATCGCCTCAACCGGCAGATATCAACCAACTGCGGCGGGAAATTGCTGCGTGGAAAGATTGGGCTTTGGCTAACTCGGCCATGAATCGAACAAAGGAAATCCTGTGCAACTGATGAATGAACCATTAATGAATATCGCTCAAAACTATTTAAATACAGGCTTATCCGTCCTGCCAGCAATCCGTGTGGAAAAACGTCCAGCCATCGGCAAGTGGAAACAATACCAACAGCGGTTACCGCTGGATGCCGAACTCAACGCATGGCCATGGAACGATGCTTTGTGCATTATCTGCGGCAAAGTCTCCGGCAATCTGGAGATCATTGATTTTGACGGTGGTGGTGAATTGTTCCCCGCATGGATGGAACGCATCAATCCTGATCTGCGTGATCACCTGGTGATCGAAACGACACCTTCAGGTGGCATGCATGTGATCTATCGCAGTGATGTTCCTGTCTGCGGCAACATCAAACTGGCCCAGCGCAAGGCCGATGACAAGGTTCAAACCCTCATCGAAACCCGTGGTGAAGGTGGATTGTTCCTCTGTTCACCAACCCCAGGTTATGAAATGATGCAGGGGGACATACTCGACCTGCCCGTTCTTACTGAATCACAGCGAGACACCTTGCTGCAAACGGCATGGGAACTCAACGGGTATTTACCACCTGTAATCGATGGTGCGAATGTCGGCCAGGCAGTGTCGAACAATTCGCATATGTGCCAGATGTCGGCAGACAATAGCCAGTGTGCGTCGGACAATGCCCACAGACCCGGCGATGATTTTAACCAGCGTGGTGACGTACGTGACCTGTTGCAAACACACGGTTGGACACTCGCTGCCTCCGGTGAAAATGAATACTGGCGTCGTCCCGGTAAAGACACCGGGTGGTCAGCTACGTTGAAGGATCGTGTGTTTTACGTGTTTTCCTCCAATGCCGACCCGTTCGAACCCGACCGTGGTTATTCACCCTTTGCCGTGTATGCGTTGCTGGAACATGGCGGCGATTTTTTCGCAGCGACCAAGACGTTGGCGCTGTACGGGTTCGGTGATGATTCCGAAGAACCCAGTGTCGACCTGTCCGGGATTCTTGATGGTGATGATCAGGATGATGCCACCTCCACCGTGCCCGATCCCGGTCCTTTGCCCGAAAATCTGCTCTACATTCCAGGGTTCATCGGTGAGGTGATTGACTTCTGCATGACCAATGCACCGTACCCGTCGTTGGGCATGGCATTCTGTGGCGCACTGGCGATGCAATCCTATTTATGTGGGCGCAAAGTGCGCGAAGCCGGTGACCTGCGTACCAACATTTATCTGCTCGCCTTGGGCTCATCTTCTGCGGGTAAAAACTACCCACGACAGATCAATGCCCACCTGGCCATTGCGGCCAACATGACCGATTCGCTCTGCCGCAAGTTTGCATCCGGTGAAGGCATCGAAGATCAACTGGCTACTCAGCCTTGCACGATGTACCAGACCGATGAAATCGATGGCATCCTTCAATCGGTTAACAAGTCCAAGGACGCGCGCAATGAATCGATCATGACTGTGCTGTTGGAACTCTTCTCCTCTGCCAGCATGATGTATTCGATGCGTTCCAAGGCGGGCAAGCCGCGCATTCCCGGTGTCATCCATCAACCCCATCTCACTGTCTTTGGTACGGCAACACCGACGCATTACTACGAAGCCATGTCCGAGCGCATGCTCACTAATGGCTTCTTTGCTCGTATGGTTATTGTCGATACGGGTAAGCGTTCATCAGGTCAGGAACCCGGGCTCGTTGACACAATGTCCGACCGTCTTGTTGAAACCGCACGTTGGTGGGGAAATTATCAACCAGGCGAACACCGTGGCAACCTCATCGGCTTTTATCCTGTTCCCGTTATCGTGCCCTACAGTGATGAAGCCAAGCACCATATCACCGAGTTCCGTCAGCATGCAGATGATGAATATGCTCAAGCCGAAGATCGCAAAGACGAAGTGGCGATGACGGTGTGGGGCCGGGCCAACGAAAACGCACGCAAGCTGGCGCTGCTTTATGCATGCAGCGAAAACCACACCAAACCGGAGATCAGTGTCGATGCCGTGCGCTGGGCCAGTGCGTTCGTCGAGCATCAAATCCAACGCATGTTGTACATGGCCAATCAATATGTCAGCACCAACGATTTTGACGCCGAATGTAAGAAGGCGTTGCGTTACCTGATTCGTAGTAAACACTCTGGTAAAGAAGATTGGTATCCCATGCCCGACTGGCGTCTGCGACGGCACATGGCCACCAATCCCAGTACCTATGACAACATCATCGAAGCGCTGACCAAGCAGAAACGCATCCTGTTTCAAACCATTGAAGGCAGCACCAAACCACGAAAAGGTTGGATACTTCTATGAGTCGCCGGGGAGAAAACCGCGCGGTTTTCTCTGCCAAAACGTACAAATGCCCGCCAATCGTCCCAATTGGGGGAGAAAACCGCAGAAAACCGCAGAAAACCGCGCAACAAAAAACGGTTTTCTCGAAATCATAAAGGGCAGTGAAAAAATAACTTATGAATAATATATATAGAAAAACACTCTCTCTCTTACTATACCCCCCGCGCGCCGTGTGTGCGCGCGTACGCGTGCGAGGCGCGGTTTTCTCGGTTTTCTTTTTGGGCCTGAACAGAACTCTCCCTACGTTCTGAAATGAATATCAAACAATCTATGTAAAGGAACTGTTGAATGGCGAAAGCACGTTGTTGTGATTGTCAATATTTTGTACCTGACAATATGAAAAAACACAGCCATCCGTCTTGGGGTAGCTGTCATCGCCACGCACCGGTGCCGTGCATGCGCAATGAGAATGACAGTTTTTCCAAGCATACTAATTGGCCCGCCGTGTGGTCCAGCGATTGGTGCGGGCAATTCAAACCGTGCCCGGATTGTAAAGCCTGTAACGCATGTTTCCGCAAAGCAGCTTCATGACCTTCACTCAAAACATCGCCACACATCGCCACAGGTTGGCGACTGTGGCGTCCGGGCTCTGGACGTATCAGGATGCCGCCAAGGCCACGGTCGGCCACAGGGGGCGATCAGGCAATGGTTCCTTCCCCCATGGGGCCTTTCGATGGCGGTGGAACGAGACGACCAGTTAGACAGACTTGCCGAAAAACGCGCCGCAAAATTTTTAAGCAGAAAACACTATTTTTTAAGGACTTTTATGACTACCACCACACAGGACATCGTCACTTCCAATTTCAAAGTCGAACTTCGCAAGATTGAAGACGTCAAGCCATACGAACGTAACCCGCGTCTCAATGACAAAGCCGTGGATGCTGTTGCCGCGTCACTGTCGGAGTTCGGCTTTCGGCAGCCCATTGTCGTTGACGAAGACGGCGTGATCATCGCTGGCCACACACGCTGGAAAGCTGCCAAGCAACTCGGCCTAATCAAAGTACCTGTGCATATCGCCACCGACCTGACGCCCGAGCAAGTGCGTGCGTATCGCCTGGCAGACAACCGCACTGGGGAAATCGCCGAATGGGACATGTCCATCTTACCCATTGAACTCAACGATCTGCGTGAAGGTGGATTCGATATGGATATTCTTGCCTTCGACGAAGAAGAGTTGGGCCAACTCATGAGTGAAGCCCAAGGTGTGACGGAAGGTTTGACTGATCCTGATTCGATTCCCGAGCCACCCGATGCTGCGATCACCCAACCTGGTGACATCTGGATTCTTGGTAACCATCGACTGATGTGCGGTGACAGCTCATCGCCGGAAAATTTGGACCGTTTATTGGATGGCCAAACCATTGATTTGGTTAGTATGGACCCTCCCTATAATGTGAGGGTTGAGCCTCGCAGTAACACCGCTATTGCAGCGGGTTTAAGCTCATTTGGAGATAAGAAAACCCAGCTTCATCACCAAAGTTTTGACAAAGCACGTGGCGCCACCGACGGCAAAAAAGCCAAGCAAAAAATGCGGGCCAAGGATCGCCCCTTGGCTAACGACTTCGTCAGTGACGAAGATTTCGACAAGATGCTCTTGGCGTGGTTTGCCAATGCGTCGCGCGTACTCAAGCCCGGTGGCTCATTTTTTATCTGGGGAGGCTATGCCAATCTCGGTAACTACCCCGCCCCCATCAAAGCCGCAGGTTTGTATTTTTCCCAGGGAATTATCTGGGATAAACAGCATCCAGTCCTTACACGCAAAGACTTTATGGGGGCATTTGAGATTTGCTTTTATGGTTGGAAGGAGGGCGCGGGCCATCAGTTCTATGGCCCAAATAATGCTACAGACTTGTGGCATGTAAAAAAGGTGAACCCACAGGCCATGGTGCATTTGACGGAGAAACCCGTCGAATTAGCTGTTCGCTGCATCCAATATTCGTCCAAACCTGGCGACAACGTCCTGGATCTGTTCGGTGGCAGCGGTTCTACTCTCATGGGTTGTGAGCAGACCGGACGTCACGCCTACCTGATGGAAATCGATCCGTTATACGCAGATGTCATTGTCAAACGATGGGAGGAATTTAGCGGCAACAAAGCCAAACGAATTGCCGCCAAACAGTCACCCGGCTCAAAAGCCTGACAACACAATCAGCGAACAAACGCATCAATGCTCCATTGATGATCTACTCATTATATCGGCAGGTTGCCAACCTCCAATATCGATTCACAAAAAGTTCACGAAAAAACCCCGACGCATGCCGGGGGTAGAAAGTGGTGTTGATATGCAGTCAATGATTTTCTGCGCATTGAGCCAGATGCATGAACTCGATCATGGCATCTTCGTACACGATGTCCGAAGTCGGGAAGGTTCGGCGGTGGCGGGTTTCGACGCATCCTCGCTCCTTCATGAATGCCAGTGCCACGTTGACTTGTGTGTAAGGCGCATCGATGACATGGACGATTTGCTCAAGCGTGGTGCCGCCTGCCGCATGGTCCTCTATAGCGTAAGCGACTTCTCGGAAAACGTCGCTAGAGCATCGGTGGACATAGTTGCGATCCGGTTGATTCCGGAAGGTAACGTGCATTTCCAGGTGATCGTCGATGACTTGAAAGTTGACATCGCGCTGTCGGTTGGGGCGTGGCATGTTTTACGATCCCTGCTCTTTGAGGGTGAACATGCCGCGCTCGGCCTTGACGAACCGACTGGCTTCACCTTTGGTTTTGATCTCTCTGCCGATCGCTGCATAAAGGGTGGAGGCAGGTGTCAGTCCTTTACCGGGTTGCCAGAGTTTCTGCTCGATAGCTTGTTCGACGATGTCTTTGCATCGCATCGGTTCTTGTTTGCCTTGAGCCAGGATATGGGCTGCCGCGTTGATCAGACTCATGGGTTTGTCACCGTCCTGGTTGCTACCCGTCGCGGTCTTGGGTTTGCGATTGTCCTGCTTGGCGACGTCGTTGATTTGCTTGTCGTCGCTGGCCTTTCGATGAATCCGTTGGGCAGATTTGATTGTGATCTGCTTGCCGGTCTTGATCGTTTTTCCCAGCCAACCGGATCCGGAGGGATGGTTGTCTGTGATCAACACCGGCACCAAGTTGCCTGCGAGGCCGACCAGGTACGTGACGCCGATTTGGATGTCTTCTTGTTTCATGGTGATTTTGTCCTTGTGGTGATGGGTAAACAAAAATGCTCAGCGACTTTCGCTGAGCAGGTCTTCGATTTCATGTTGTTCGCTGTGGGAGAGCGAGGCGAGTGCCTCTATCAATTGATTTCGAGTGAGTTGAAGGTCTTCGGTCATGGCCCAGTTATTCGGTTGGCCCTTGGCATTGATGCGATGCTTTTCCAGTTCGAGTTCAAGCCAGAGCATCAGGCTGGTGATGTCTTTTCGGTGTTGGACGTAGGCGTCTTGGGCAGTTTGTTTTTTCGTGGTCATGGTGGTGTCTCCTCAGATTCCGATGTCGCTGATGCACAGCAGTGGGTTGTAATAGCAGGCAGCCTCCTGCATCGTGCCTTGGTAGCCATCGAGCAGTTCCTGCAGGAATACTGCCATGGCAAAGAGTTCGTCTTCGTCGTCAGCTTTCACCCAATGGATGCCTTCTTTGTTGGGTTGCAGGATTTCGACCTCAATCTGCTTGGCTTCATGGGGTCGTTTGATGATGGCGAAGATGCCTGTTTGTCCGGCAAATTCAATACGTGTGATTCGCATGTATGTATTACTCCTATGTGAGGGGTTATTGGTTGGCCTTGCGTCCAGCCTCAAAAGCTGCTTCCAACGCTTCTTTGATGCTCCAAACCGCGCAGTCATGAAAGTCGAGTGAATCACTCTTGCGCGTTTCCAACGTGTCGATACGCAGAATGCGTTGAGCGATTTCGTTGACCGTTGTGTCCTTGTATGCCTGTTTACATTTGGTGGTTTTGGCGTTCATGTTGATGGCCTTTCTATAGACACATTGAGCCATCAAAGCAGACATTAATCCAGCAACATTCATGCGTTTTACACTTATTTTTAAGGATTTTTTGAATTCTGATGACACAACCTACAGATAGTCCAAAACCATTGAGAATCACGGCAATGACCGTGCCGCAGGCATCGCAGATTCTGTCCAAGGCATTCAATCGCCGAGTCGATGAACAGCAGATTCAGCAGGTGGTCGACGACGGCCAGTTGCTCCGCGCCGACGGCACATTCAGCCTGATCGACTACGTCGCGTTCCTAGCCCGGCCTGAGATGGAGGAGGCAATCGATGAGTAAGAAAGCATTCAACCCGCGCCAACTCCGACCCGCCGATCTGCTGCGGATCGTCAACGCTGTTGATCTACCCAGCGCTGACTCGTTGACGGAGTTCCAATTGCGTCGGCATCGCAACCGAGCGGGATACAGCATCAGCGATCCATCCAATCCACAGACAGTGGATTTGTTTCGATATGCCGCATGGTTGACCTTGGAATCCGCTAAGCCAAAATCAGAGCCGTTGAGTTACGAAGAACAGAAGACCCGCAAGGCCGAGCGTGCAGCAGAAGCCGTACGATCAGCCCAAGACATCGGCGAAATTCCAGATGTCGTCGATCCAGATCGTAAGGCTCGGTGTATGGCAATATCCGGGGGGTTCCGGGCGTTTTGTGAGACGTATTTTTCTGAGGTTTTTTACTTACAGTGGTCTGACGATCACCTTCGCGTGATTGAGAAGATCGAGAAAGCCGTGCGCACCGGCGGTTTGTTTGCCATGGCCATGCCGCGCGGAAGTGGAAAGACGGTTTGTTGCCAGACAGCGGTGTTGTGGGCAGCATTGATCGGCGCGTCACCCTTTATCTGTCTGGTTGCTGCCAGTGCTGAACGCGCCCGGGACCTGCTGGAAAATATCAAGATCTGGTTGGAGACCAACCCGCTTCTGCATGAAGATTTTCCGGAGGTCACGTATCCGATCAGGTGTCTTGAACGGATCACCAACCGGCAGAAGGGACAGAAGTATAAAGGTGAACCCACACGCATCGACTGGTCATCGGACCGCGTGGTGTTGCCGGTGATAGATGGTAGTACAGCCTCGGGCATCGTTATTTCAAGCAGTGGCATGAAGGGCAGCGACATACGTGGTCAGAACTATGCCCGCGCCGATGGACAGGTGGTTCGACCGCAACTTGTTCTCGTCGACGATCCGCAAACCACCGAGTCCGCATGGTCACCATCCCAATCGCAACGGCGCGAAGCCATCCTGGCTGGTGACGTACTGGGCATGGCCGGGCCGGGCAAAAAGATTGCTGGATTGATGGCTTGTACGGTGATCCGTCCCGGTGATATGGCTGACAATATCCTTGACCGGGATAAACATCCCGAATGGCAAGGTGAGCGGACGAAGATGGTGTATGCATTCCCCGCCCCCGGTAGTGATATGCTCTGGGCGAAGTATGCTGAGATTCGTGCCGATAGTTTGCGTAACGATGGTGACGGATCACAAGCCACCGAGTTTTATCGTAGCAACCAAGAGGCCATGGATGCAGGCAGCATTGTCGCCTGGCCGCAACGCTATAACGAAGATGAACTGTCAGCTTTGCAACACGCGATGAACCTGCGTCTGCGGGATGAAGCTGCTTTTTTTGCTGAATATCAAAATGAACCCATCATTGAATCGGTTGGCGAAGAAATGCTGACCGCCGATGTCATCGCCGCAAAGACTAATGGGCACCCTCAGAGCTTTATCCCACTGGCCTGTAACCATCTGACCATGTTCATCGACGTCCAGCAGAAGGTGTTGTTCTGGATGCTCTGTGGCTGGGAGGAAAATTTTACAGGTTACGTCGTGGACTACGGTACATGGCCGGAACAGAAACGCGCGTATTACACATTGCGTGATATTCGTTCCACGATCAGCCGTGCTGCGCCGGGCGCAGGGCTCGAAGGGCAGATCTATGCAGGTCTCGACATACTCACCGCCGAAAAACTTGCAGCAACCTATTACCGGGACGACGGTGCGGAGATGCGCATCGACCGATGCATGATCGACGCGAACTGGGGACAGTCCACCGACGTGGTGTATCAGTTCTGTCGGCAAAGCCAATACGCGGGATTGCTCTTGCCCAGTCATGGTCGTTATGTCGGAGCCTCAAGCATTCCATTCAGTGAATACAAACGCAAACGCGGGGATCGTGTGGGATTGCATTGGCGCATTCCCAACACGGTGGGTAAACGCCAGGTACGCCATGCTTTGATCGATACCAACTACTGGAAAACATTCGTGCATGCCAGACTTAGTGTTGCCATGGGTGATCCAGGCTGCCTGTCTCTGTTTGGCCGCGATGACAAAACACATCGTTTGCTTGCGGATCATCTGACGGCTGAATACCGCGTTAAATCTCAGGCCCAAGGTCGCACCGTTGATGAGTGGAAACTTCGTGCCACGCGTCCGGACAACCATTGGCTGGATTGCCTGGTTGGATGCGCAGTTGGTGCGTCCATCCAAGGCGTCTCACTTCCGGGTGTCGAGTCGCGCAGTGTGCAATCGCGTCCGCGTATGAAGCTTTCCGACATGCAACAGCGTCGTTTTTGAATCGATTGAAGTATTGCATGCCAACAATCTGCATTTTTTAAAAGAATTTGGAAAAGCCACTCGTCGAATTTCGGAACACCGGAAACTAGCAATGTAGAGGCGACAACATATGTTCGAAGTGATAATTTCAACAATTTGTAAAAAATTCGGCGAATTTTCCGATAGATCGTCGCTGCGCCGTGTATGTAATAAATAGGGGGATTCATTTTTCGTAAAGTACTTTGTCTCCAACTCACATACATAGACAGTTCCGGAAAAGGCAACCTGTGCTTGTGATGTATGGCAACATATTTTCCACCTAAGTTTTGTTGTAATAGACATACGAAGCAATAAAACTATTCCGGCTGATATTTACCATGACTGAAACCAACAACATCGAAGAAAACGCTGCCGCACCGGCTGAGGTGTCAGTCGACGGCCAGCACGTCAAGCAGCATTCGCTCAAGGATCAGATCGCTGTGGATCGTTACCTGGCGTCGAAGAAGGCTGCCCAATCCAAAGGACTGGGCGTGAAGATTTTCAAGATCAATCCCGGAGGCACCGTTTGATGCGTTTACTCAACCCCCGGAAGTTTTTCCGAAAACAATCTGAATCCAAACCGCAGGTCCAACGCCAACTACCCGTGGCCAACGTGGTGCGGGCGCGTTACGACGCGGCGCAGACTACAGCGGAGAACGCCCGGCACTGGGCGATGGCAGATGCGATGTCAGCGGATTGTGCAGCATCAGCGGACATCCGCAAGAAGCTGCGTGAACGTGCCCGGTACGAAGTGGCCAACAACAGTTATGCCAAGGGCATCGTGCTGACACTGGCTAATGATTGCATCGGAACCGGCCCGCGACTGCAACTGCTTACTTCCAACGACAATCTCAACCGACAGATCGAAGATGCCTTTGCTCAGTGGAGCAAAGCTGTGAATCTGGCTCATAAACTCCGCACCATGCGCATGGCCAAGAGTACCGATGGGGAAGCGTTTGGTGTTTTAAATTTCAATCCTAATGTCGATTCGCCCGTTGCTCTTGATCTGCAACTTATAGAAGCAGATCGTATCGCGTCACCGTCGTCGGTCATGCTGCCGACACGCAACGATGTCGATGGTGTGATCCTCGACTCGTTTGGCAATCCGCAGTTCTATTCCATTCTGCGTCAGCATCCAGGCGGTTTGGGCAACTACAGCACGTGGATGTCGCAGTGTGACGAAGTGCCTGCAAGTTCTGTGATTCACTGGTATCGTGCGGATCGGCCTGAACAGCATCGCGGGATTCCAGAAATCACACCGGCGTTGCCGCTGTTTGCCCAACTTCGTCGCTACACTTTGGCCGTGATCGCCGCAGCGGAAACCGCAGCCGACTTTGCTGCGGTGCTGTACACCGATTCGCCTGCCAATGGTGAAGCTCAACCGCTCGATCCGATGGACATCGTCAATCTTGAGAAGCGCATGGCCACGGTGCTGCCTGATGGTTGGCGACTCGGGCAGATTGATTCACAGCAACCGGCGACCACATACGCTGAATTCAAACGCGAGATTCTCAACGAGATCGCACGCTGTTTGAACCTCCCATACAACATCGCAGCCTGCAACTCTTCGGGCTACAACTATGCCTCTGGGCGGCTTGACCATCAGACCTATTACAAGTCCATTCGTGTCGAGCAGATGCACCTTGCTGAAATCGTGCTGGATCAAATCTTCAATGCATGGATTCGTGAGGCCATGTTGACACCGGAGTTCTCAATGCTCCGCTCGGTGCGTCCTGCTCGCTTGCTCAACTTCCGGGGGTGGTTTTTTGATGGCACGGAGCATGTGGACCCGGCCAAGGAGGCCAACGCTCAGGCCAAACGTTTAGGTAGTCACACTACCACGCTGGCCGCTGAATATGCCCGTCAGGGCAAGGATTGGGAAACCGAGCTTCGCCAGCGCGCCAAGGAAACCCGACTCATGCAAACACTTGGGCTGACCGTTTCGGAGAGTCAGCCTGTTCAACCTTCTTCTTCATCTTCAAATTCTCAGGAGACCAACGTACATGACGATGACACAGTCGCCAACCCAACAACTGCCTGACCAACTCTCGTTCATATGCCCGTTGACCATCGAGGCTGCCGGGGACAAAGAGAAAACTGTCCCACAGTTCCGCATGGTCGCCTATACCGGCGGCCTGATGCGAATCGAAGGATTCCCACATCCCGTCGTGGTGGACCTCGAAGGTTTAGGCATTGATCGCCAGGACATTCCCGTTCGCTTGGATCACAGCTCGCGCCAAGGCGTCGGCCACACGCAGCGCGTTGCTGTCGAAAATGGATCGTTGGTGGCTGAAGGTTTAGTCAGCCGCGATACCAGTTGGGCGCGTGATGTGATCCGTAGCGGCCAGAACGGTTTCCCCTGGCAAGCCAGCATCGGTGCTGCCGTCATCGATGCCCAGTTCATCCCCAACGGCCAGAACATCACCGTCAATGGCCGAACCTTCGATGGCCCCATCCACGTCGTCCGCAAAGCCACACTCAAAGAAATCTCATTCGTTGATAACGGAGCAGACTCGTCTACGTCTGCCCGCATCGCAGCCAACAGCAAGGAGCAACCCCATATGACCCCCGGAACCCAAGTCACCCCCGCCCCCGCCCCCGCCCCCGGAAGCCAAGGCAACCAAACCACCATCGTCGATCCCAAACCGGCCACACCTCCGTCCACCGAAAACTCGAAGCCGACCCCGGCCCCGGAAAGCAATCCGTCGCCCGCACGTCCTGCCACCCTCGCCGCGCGTGCAACGCAACCCCCGGAAGTTTCGGATGCCCCGACCCCGGAAGCCCCGATGATGCAGATGCGTCGTCAGATGGCTGAAGAAACCCGTCGCATCCAGGCCATCCGTTCGATTTGTGATGGCAAACTTCCGGGGGTTGAAGCTCAGGCCATCGAAGAAGGTTGGGACGTCACGAAGACCGAACTGCATGTGCTTCGCGCGTCGCGTCCGCAGGTACCGGTGGCCATCCATGGAACCGGCCAATCGTCGCGTCCCAGCAATCCGCAGGTGTTTGAAGCCGTCGCGCTGATGGCAAGTGGCCTGCCCAGCAGTCGGGTGCAGGCACTGTATGCCGAACCCGTCCTTGAAGCTGCCGACAAACTCCGTGGCATTGGCGTGCAGGAGTTCTGCGAAATGGCTTGTGGCCAGCAGTTGCCGCGCTTTCGTCGTGATGCCACCGGCTGGTTGCAAGCCGCCTTTAGCAGTGCCAGTCTTCCGGGGGTTCTGAGCAACATCGCCAACAAGATGCTGCTTGAAGGTTACAACTATGTGGAAGATGCCTGGCGTCGCATTGCCAAGATCGCCAGCGTCAACGACTTCAAGGAACACACGCGTTACCGCATGACCGGTTCGTTCAAGTTCCAGCAGGTGGGTCCCGACGGTGAGATCAAGCATGGCCAACTTGATGAACAGCAGTTTGGCCAAAAAGCCGACACGCATGGCATCATGTTCGCACTCACGCGTCAGATGATCATCAACGATGACCTCGGTGCCTTCACCGACATTCCCCGCCAGATCGGCATGGGTGCCGCTGAGGCGATTGCCGAAGCGGTGTGGGCCCTGTGGCTGCGCAATCCGCTGCAGGCTGATGGCAAAGCATTCTTCCACGCCGATCACAACAACTACAGCGAAGGTGCCGATACCGCGCTGTCCATTGATGGGCTCACGGCTGCTGAAGTCCTCTTTGCTCAGCAGGTCAAACCCAACGGCAAACCGCTGGGCATCATGCCGTCGCTGCTGCTGGTGCCGCCGGGTTTGAAGGTGGCCGCTGAGATGCTCATGAAGAGCCTTCAACTCAACGAGACCACCACGACTAACAAGGCCAAGCCTGCAACCAATCCGCATGCTGGAAAATTCGATGTCGTGTCCAGTGTCTATCTCTCCAACACCAGTTTTGCCAATGCCTCCAACAAGGCGTGGTATCTGCTGTCTGATCCCAATCGCTTGTCGGCTATCGAGGTAGCCTTCCTCAACGGCGTGGATCGTCCCACCGTCGAAAAAACCGACGCAGATTTTTCCACGCTCGGAGTGCAATTCCGCGGCTTTATCGACTTTGGCGTGCGTGAACAGGACCATCGCGGTGCAGTGAAATTCAAAGGCGAAAGTTAACCCCCGGAAGCCCCGGAAGCCCCGGAAGTTTTTTTTGGGGAGGTTCTCCGAAAAGTATTCATTGTTTTCCCCCTTAAAACAAGTCGTTTTTAATCTTTTTCTTCTCACAGGAGCATTTTTTACATGATCGCAACATTCGTTCACAAAGGTGACAGTATCGATTACACCCCAGCCGCTGATGTGGCCGCTGGCGACGTCGTTGTTCAGGAAGATCTCGTCGGCATTGCCAAGCTCGACATCGCTGCAAACACATTGGGCAGTCTGTCGGTGACCGGCATCTTTGATGTCCCCAAGATCGGTGGCCCAGGCATGGCCATCACCACCGGCACCAAGCTCTACTGGGACTCGGCCAACAAATACGTGACGCCTACTGAAATCGAAGGCAAGTACATGGGCAAGGCTGTGGCTGATGCCGGTGACAACGATGCCACCGTTCGTATCAAACTCACTGCCTAAACTCCCGGCCCCCGGAAAGAAAGACAGAATGGCCAGAGACTACATGAAGGAAGGCATGCAGTGGCTCGCCAGGGTGAGGGCAGGATGGTGTACGCAGGAAGTCGCTTACACACAGGGCGAATCCTCGTACACCGTCCATGCCTCGCCGGGCATCAGCCGTTACGAGAAGTCCAGCGTCGGTGGTGTGACCATCGAATCAAGCATGTGGGATTTTTTGATCAATGCGGATGACTTCCCGGCAGAGTTCGAGCCTGAACCCGGCGATATCCTGACGATGGATGACAAGCAATACGAAGTCACCAACTTCGGTGACGACGGATGTTTTAGGTATTGCGATCCATATCACACCACACTTCGTATTCACACTCGTTTATTGGGAGACGCAAGTACATGAATCAATGTGTACAGAATGATAATGACAGTTGCAGTCAGTTCGATGAATTGCACAACAAGCTCGATCGACTCGATCATGCCATTCGTGGCAATGGTGAACCGGGTATCAACATTCGCCTGGATCGTCTGGAACAAAACGCGATTCGTCACGCTCGTTGGATGTGGCTCATTGCCGGTGCAGGCGTGACCAGTCTGGTGAATATTCTTTTTAGTATTTTCCGGGGTTAATCCGGGGGGAGGGTAACTATGCAAATGACCATTGATCTGGCTGATGCAGTCACATCGCAACTCAACCAATCCGGCATCGTCACCCATGCCAAACGACAGGTGTTACCGATTCACGATCTGTCGCAACTAAGGGAACTGACGATTAGCATTGTTCCGCGTGGTGTGCAGGTTCAAAGCATCACACGAAAACTCAGCCAGTATGACTGTCAGGTGGACATCGGCATCCAACAAAAACTCACTGTGCCGCAGGACGAAATCGATCCTGCCGTTAAGGAATTGAGTGGCTTGGTGCAGCAGCTTGCCGACTATCTGCAACGCCAACCATTAACCGACATGCCATATGCCATCTGGATCAAGGTGGAAAATGTTCCCATCTACGATCCGGATCATCTGTCCAATCAGCGAGTGTTCACGTCGGTGCTGACGTTGACGTACCGCATTACCCAGTGAGGTCTTAATGCTACGTGTGAAATTCAAACCTCCGGGCGCTTCCGGGGGTCTGAACCGAAAACTTATCCGGCAAAAAGTGAACCAGGCGAGTTTTCAGAGTCTGGGCCATGCCGGTGCGGCGATTCGGTTGACAGCACGGCGAAGCATTCGACGGAGCAAACGCTACGCACCACCTGGTTCGCCACCGCGTACCCGACATGGCCAACTGCGGCGTTCCATTGTGTATGCCCGCGAAGGTAGCGACCGTGTGTTGATCGGCCCCGGGTTCGCCCACGTTGGCCCGTCGGCCATGGCCCACGAATTCGGTGGTCGCTTCCGTGGTGGCAACTATAGAAAGAGACCGTTCATGGGGCCAGCACTGAATAAAAACTTACCGCGTCTGCCTCGGTTTTGGGCAGGTTCGATTCGATAAACCACACAAATAACCCTTCAAAATAGGAGAAAACTATGTCCATCCGTTTAGGGATGCAGGCCAAGCTGTACTACGGCGCGGCCGGAGCGTCCGCAACATCTGAACTGACAAATGTGAAAGATGTCACACTTAACCTCGATACTGGCGAGGCGGATGTCACGACGCGCGCTAGCCAAGGTTGGCGAGCGACCATCGCCACACTTAAGAATGGCAGTGTTGAGTTCACGATGAATTGGGATTCAAGCGACGAAGGCTTTGGTGCGATCAAAGATGCGTATTTCAACAATACACCTATCGCCATGGCAGTGCTCGATGGTGAAGGTGGTAGTGGACTCGACGCCGATTTCTCAGTCACCAACTTCACGCGCAACGAACCGCTCGAAGAAGCGATTACTGTCAACGTCACGGTGAAACCAACCTATGTCACACGCGCCCCGACTTGGGTGGATGGAGGTGGCAGCTAATGCAGTCTTTTTCTGATAACAGCAACAACGTGTGGACGGTGCAGATCACTGTCGCCACCATCAAACGGGTTCAGGCCCTCGTCGGCGTCAACCTGTTGGATGTGTTGGACAGCAAATCCCATCTGCTGGAAAAACTCTCCACCGATCCGATTCTGCTCTGCGACGTACTCTATGCCATCTGCAAGGATCAGGCTGAGAGTGCCAACGTCACCGATGAACAGTTTGGCCAGGCATTGGCTGGTGACGTGATCGATCATGCCACCACAGCACTGCTCCAGGAGTTGGCGGATTTTTTCCCCGCAGCGAAGCGGCAGGTGCTACGCAAGGCACTGACCAAGCTTCGCCAGGTCGAGGAAAAAGCTCTGGAAATCGCCAACGCCCAACTGGACAGTCCGGAGTTGCAGCAACAACTCGAACACCTGCTGCAACCTGCCAAGACATGATCTGGCAATTAGCAGGCATTCTCGGTGTCCACCCCGGAAGTTTCACCTTGCGTGAACTCTACGAGATGGCCCAGTCTCGCCAGAAACAGGACTGGCAACACACGTCCAACCTGATGGCCTTGCTTGCCAACCTGCTGACCTTCAATCGTTCCCACACGTTCAAGGCATCGGACTTTGATCCGTTTGCCCAAAGCCAAACGTCATCGGTGATCCCACTGGACACCGAAGATGCCATGGCCTTGCTTAAGAAAACATTCATTCCCTCCCCCGGAAGCCCCGGAATCCAAAGGAAAAAATCACAATGAAAACCAACCACCTGATCTTCCTGTTCATCCTCACGTTTGTTGTCCTGGGCCTGCTGAGTTTTGCGGGCTGCGACATGGGCGACATGATCCACGTCAAAACGCCCAACACCATTCAGCAGCAGACGGGACTTGCCAGCAACATCACGCTCAACGAAGCTGAGAATGAATACCAACTCTGGTATCAACACATGCAAACCGCTGGCAGTCAGTGGAAATCCAACATCGAACACGCCAATGAAATCCGCAACATGGTCAACCAGTTGTCGTTGTCGGCACTTGATGAAATCGGTCCCACGGTCGCAGGCGTTCCCGTCCTCGGTCCCATGTTACCTGCTGCATCAGGTTTACTTGGCCTGTTCCTCGGTTCTGGCAAACTCCGCAAGGAAAAAGAAGCCTCCTTCAACAAGGGCCTGGACGAAGGCCGGAAGACCACAACCGCTGCACTTACCTAATTGTTTGAACCGCCAAGACGCCAAGCCCCCGGGGGCGTCAAGTCCAGGCAAGTTTTCTAATCAGTTTTTTTAATCATGTTTCATCTCATCCGCTCTTGGCGTCCTTGGCGTCTTGGCGGTAAATAAAAAAGGTTTAGCATGTCGCCAGGTATTGCCAACAGTCGGAATATTCGTGCCGGGGCTGCGTACATTGAGTTGACCACGCAGGACAGCAAACTCGTGCGTGGACTCGATAAAGCTCAGAAGCGCGTCAAAGCCTTTGGTAAGTCTGTGGGCGAGATCGGCAAGCGACTGACCGCCGTGTCTGCCGTGGCGGCGGTGCCTCTGCTTTCTGGCCTGAAAATCTATGCGGATTTTCAGCAGCAGATGGCCACCGTCGCCACCATGCTCTCAGATAGTGATGCTGAAAAATACATGGACGGCTTTACCAAGGGCATCCGCAAAATGGCGGTGAGTTTTGGTGAATCGACTGAAGCGTTGTCGGGTGGTTTGTATGACATCCTGTCTGCTTCCATTGCTCCAGCCAAGGCGCTGGACGTGTTGGGGGTTGCCGCCAAGTCTGCTAAGGCTGGTCTCACCGATACTCAAACCGCAGCCGATGCGATTACCACGGTGCTCAACAGTTATGGCCTTGCTGCCGAACAAGCCGGTGATGTCTCCGACTGGTTGTTCGGCATCGTGCAGCGTGGCAAGACGACGTTTGCTGAACTGGCACCCCAGATCGGCATGGTGGCCTCAACTGCTGCCAGTGCGGGCCTGCCGCTGGATGAATTGGGTGCGATGATCGCCACCTTGACACGCAATGGCCTGCGCACCACCACGGCTATCGACTCGGTCAACGGCATTTTACGCAGCTTCCTCAAGCCCAGCGCCGAAGCCACCAAGTTGGCACACGAGCTTGGTTTTGAGATGAATACCACGACACTCAAGACCGAGGGCTTGCATGGCGTGATGGAAAAACTCGCCAAACTTCCACCCGATGTGTTGGCCAAACTGTTCCCTGATTCGGCTGCGTTGCGTGGTATCGTCCCGGCCCTGAATAACCTCAAGGGTTTTGAGTCTGACCTGGATGCCATGCAGAGTCGCGCGGGTTTGGCTGACAAGGCTTTTGCCAAACTCAGCAAAACATTGACGCACGCTTTCAATCGCATCAAGCAGGCTGGCATCATTGTGCTGGGCATCATGGGCGAAGCCTTGAGCGAACCCGTCGCCAAAGCAGCGGCGATTGTCTCGCAATATGCAGGTATCGTGATTGATCTGTTATCCAAGAATCAGTCACTGGTGCGATCCGCTGCGCTGGTGATTGCAGGTATTGCTGCCGTCGGTGTGATCCTGATGACGACCGGCATCGCAGCCCAGGCAATGGCCTTCATCTTCGGCGGCTTGTCGGGCATCATCACGGGCTCAGTCGGTGTCATCGGCACCTTACTCACCGTACTGGGCGCATTGCTCGCACCCATGGGCTTGGTGATTATTGCAGCAGCAGGCATTGGCATTGCCATCCTGAGCATGACGGACATTGCCAGCAAAACGCTCCGCTGGCTCAGTGATCGCTTTGGCGAACTCAAGGATCGCGCTCTGGTCGCCTGGCAGGGAATCCGTGACGCATTGGCTTCGGGCGATCTGAGTTTGGCTGCCAAGGTTCTCTGGCAAGCCTTGAAAGTCGAGTGGCAACGCGGCATTTATCAAGTCGAATCGTTGTGGTACAGCTTCAAGTACACCATCGTCAATGTCGCCAGCCAAGCCTTCTATAAGGTTACGAAAGTCCTCGTGGATACCTGGCATGGTCTGCGCATCTTGTGGGTTCAAACCACATCATTCCTCTCCGATGCCTGGACAACCATGACAGCCGGATTGCAGTCGACGTTCCGATCCGCCCAGCTCAAAGTCGAGGAAGGCATGCACCATCTGATTGGCCTGTTCGACAAGGATTACAACGTCGACATGGCCATCAACATCGCCCGCACCAATGCCAACGCGGACAAGCAGCAGATCAAGAATCAAAAGAATGCGGCGTTGGCCCAGAGCAAGCAACAATATGATTCCGATCTCGCTCGCATCGATCATGAACGCCAAACCCAGCAAAATCTCATCGATCAGGAACAGGCTGTTGGCAACAAGAATCGCCAAACCCAGTATGAAAAACAGATGGCTAGCGCCTTGGACGATCTGGAAAAGACACGGGCCGAGTATCAACAGCTTTTACAGCAGGCTGCTCAAAACAAACCCGCTGCGGAAAATCAATCCAGTGATCAACCGCCATCGCCTGACAACCTGATCGACACCCTCAAGAAAAAACTCGCTGAACTCGGTGGGCAGATTGGTTCATTGAGTCCCAACCAACAAGCACGCGGCACGTTCAACTCTGCTGCGTTGCAGGGCCTGATGACGAACCAATCTATTGCCCAACGCACCGCAGCCGCCAGTGAAGACACCGCCCGTTACGTCAAAAAATTGTTTAACGAAGTGCAGAACAATCCTGGCGGCGGTTCATCGTCTCTGTCTTTTAGTTAATCCCCGGAGTAACACATGCCCATCACCGTTGAGGAAAAATATGACAGTCGGCAAAGCACCACGGGTGACAATGCCCAGGTGACGCTGACTTACATTGCCAGTGGCAGTGACGATGATCTTGCGATCAAATCTGCTGTCGAAAACTTTGCGCCCGAAACCTATGACGGTCTGCCAAGGCAGTCTGTGCAGATCGAACCGATCAGTGAAGAGTATTGGGATGCCAGTGTGCGTTACGCTGATGCTTCTTCATCGTCTTCAACTTCCGGGGGCGGGGGGCCTGAGCCGGGCAGCGATGAGTACACCTACAGCTTCGACACCATGGGTGGCACGCAGCACATCACCCAGTCGTTGCATACCACGAATTCATATGCCGATGCATCCATCCCATCTGCGCCCGACTTCCATGGTGCGATCGGTGTGTCCAATGCTAACGGCAACTCCGAGGTACAGGGCGTGGATATCACCGTGCCCATCTACAACTTCTCGGAGACGCACTACCTCACCACCGAGCAGGTGACACCGGAATACAAAGGCACGCTCTTTCAACTCACAGGCAAGGTGAACAATGCAGCATTCAGGGGTTTACAGGCTGGCGAGTGTCTATTCCTTGGAGCGTCCGGCACATTGCATGGAACTGAAACCGATACAGGTACGTCGGGGGATTGGGAAATCACCTTCCGCTTCGCCGCCTCCCCCAATAAAACCGGTATCACCATTGGCAACATCACGGGCATTGCCAAGAAAGGTTGGGAATACCTGTGGGTACGTTATGCCGACATGGAAGACACCAATGCCATGACCATCGTTAAGCGGCCCGTCGCTGCGTATGTAGAACAAGTTTATGAGTCCGCCGATTTTAGCTCACTGGACATCGGAACCTAACCCCCCCCGGAAGTAGCCCCCGGAAACCCGCCTCTCGGAACCTTAAACATGAGCACCATGAAAAAAGTCAGCACTGGCGATCCGTTGGTGATCCCGGCCAACACATACAACGCGTTCATCGATGCGGCGACGGATTTTCAGCAGCGCATCAAACCGCGCCAGAAACTCGCTCAACAGTCACAACGATCATCCTCTCAACTTCAAGGTGGAGTCATCTGGGTGAAGAACGATTCGCCCATGGATTGTTGGCGGTATTTTATTCTTGGCATTGAAGACTCGGTACATGAGCCGCAAACGATCATGGATATGGAAGGCAGCTTTGTTGATCAGATCGTCTTCAGTGGTGTGTTCCCTGAAGCGGATACACATGTTGCCATGGACAAACACGCGATCCTGCTTGAACCGATTCGTGCTGGGCAGGTTGGCCGTGCGATGATCCAAGGTGTCTGTCAGGTTCGGATCATCATCGCTGATGAAACCCATCAATATGCCAAAGCACCCGTGGGCGTTCCGGCGATCATGACATCGTCACCCACCGGCAGCACACAGATTCTTTGGAGCCAACCCGAAGTGCCCATCGGTGAACCATGTTGGGCCATCGTCAAACTCGGTGTGCCCAGCCTGGTGGATACCACCACACTCATTCCCTGCAAAGTCTGGCAGGACGGTGGCACAACTGACGGTGATGCCACGACACAATGTGATCGTACCTACTTTGTCAAAACCATCGATGCCTACAACGAGCAAGAAGACGGCACGATCCTCGGTGAAGAAATGACACCACTTAAGCAACGCCCCGCAGCAGGCAAACTCGTCACCGCACCCGCCACCGGCGATGGCGTCATCGGCACCGGTTACTACGTCACCAATCCCTATGATGGGTCACGCGAATTCATCCTGTATGACGCTAACGAAACCTTAGCTGTGGAGGTATGTGACGATGGGGATTGATGGACATTTTGACATAGACCCGTTGAAGTCGGGCACAGGTGAATTGGGTTTAACGGAAGATGGCCTCTTTATGATCTGTGGCAACTGCTGTGGCGAGGAACCGGTGCTGGCCAATGCGTGTGCTTGCGGGCCATGTTGCTTCAGCAATCAATCGCGCATCCGGATCACCTGGCAGTTAATCGACTACGGTAACGAACAGGATCGTTGTTGCTGCACCGATCCCGCCTTCATGGGCAACACCATCGAGATTCCATTTAACTGCGGTGCATGGAATCCACCATATTGTCCAGGCTGCGGACATTCGGGCATGATCGGCGGTCACCCCCAACCCAACTGTGAAAGCGACACCATCACCGGCCCGCGCTGGCAAGGATACGGCATCGAACTTCCGGGGGCGACTTGTGGCAGTTACGTCAATGCCATGGTGCTCGCAGGTTGTGATGGCGACGGCACCACACGTTGGTACGTCACCGTCGATGGTTATGCCAACGAAGATTCGGACGACACATGCGGACGCATCTTCGCTGCCTGCATCCCATCCGCCCCCGGAAGTTGCCGCAGCGCATCGATCCTCAGCGACGAACTACACAACCACAGCATCTGCACCAACGTCTGGAACGTCTACGACAATCCCGCTCGTGTCCAACTTGAAATCGAAGTCCTCGACGAAACGAGTTGTATGGACGACCAGGGCAACTGCATCGTCGGCGACTCCAATGACGACGGCAGTTGTTCCGATCCAACCCCCGGCATATAGGAGCTCGTATTCATGTCCACTGACTTCATCACCACACGTCGATCCATCTGTCGCCAATGCGAACATGCTGTTGCCTGTTTGTCCCATTCAGATCGAAAATGCAATTGCGATATCGACGGCACCGATCTGAAATCCCGCACGCAGACACCTGCATCAAAGTGTCCATTGGGTAAGTGGGCTGATGTGCCCGCACCTAAACCCAATCGCATCCTGCCACCGGGCACATGGCTGTCCATGTTCATCCAAGTCACCACGTTTGGCTATGTGCGTCCGTGTACCGGTTGCAAATCCCGCATGGCCACGATGAACCGCGCCGGTTGGACTGGCCTGCCACGCGTCTGGTGGCGATGGTTACTGCAAGCTCTGTGAATCTGTCATACGTATCTATATAGAAGGAGTTGTTCTTGATCACCCAAACCACCGTTATTGACTCAGCCGCCGATGCCAAGCCGTCCTCTGTCATGCTGACCGTGGATCAAGTCGCTGCGATGCTCAATTGCAGTTCACGCCATGTGTATCGCCTATGTGACATCAAGCGTATGCCACCACCCGTGCGTTTGGGCATGCTTGTTCGTTGGAATCGCAACGTCATCGATAAGTGGATCAATGCAGGTTGCCCGCCTGTTAGAGCCCAGACTCGACGCCGTTGATGCATTCGGAAACCTCTGAAAATAAAGCTTCAAATGCTTGCCGACATGCCTTGATGTTTATGCGGATTTGAGGATGAATGGTGTCACACAACACGACACCAACATGAAAGGCTTGCGTAAAAAATCATGGCCAACCTGTATAAGAAAACCTACCCGATCCCTATGCCAAACGGAGCGGAAATCGTCACGCGACGCAACAAACCCGTCGTCCAATGGCGCACGAAACACGACAAGCTCAGAACTGCACCACTGGCTGAAGACGGTAAACGCATGATGTATGTTTCAGAAGTCTGGTATGCCAGGTATACCGATCATGCAGGTAACGACAAACGCATCTCAACCGGCTGTCGCGATGAGCAGGCGGCTCAACGCGTCCTCTCCGACGTCCTGGCTGAACAGGAAAAGATTCGTGCTGGATTCATTACGCCGCAAGAAATCGAAGTCGCCGAACACAGCAAGGCAGCGATCACCGATCACATCAAAAAATATCTGGATCATCTGAAAATCAAGCGCGTCCGTGGCCGCAAAGTCTCGGAGAACTATCGCAAGAACGTGAAGTGTCGACTCAACCGTTTGGTGCAAGATTTAAAGATCAAGAAATTAGCTGACATTACCAGCGACGCCATGAACCGTTGGCTCAGTAAAGCCGAAGACAAAGACATGGCCGCTGCCACGCGCAACGAATATGTGATCTCCATGCACGCGTTCTGCAACTGGCTTGTCAGAGAACAACGCATCGTCGCCAATCCGTTGACCATGGTGCAGAAAGCAGATCGTGCCAGTGACCGCCGCCACATCCGCAGAGCATTGACGATTGAAGAAGTCGGCAACCTGCTTCGAGCAACGGCGCTGCGTCCCATCGCCGAGTGGGGTAGAGGCAAAATTGAAATCCCCAAGTCCAAACGCAAAGGCCGTCAAACCTGGCAATACGAAACCATCACGCAGCAGAATCTGGATGCCTGTTACGAACGCGGCCTGGCCAAGCTCAAGCAACCTCACCTCAAGAAACTCGAACGTCTCGGAAGGGAACGCGCCCTGTTTTACCTGATGGCGGTGTCCACAGGCCTACGTCACAAGGAACTGCGTAGCTTGACACTTGGCCAATTGTTCCTGGATGCCCAGCCCGCACCGTATTTTGAACTTTATGCCAATCAGTCCAAGAGCGGCAAGGAAAGCCGGTTGCCGTTGCGGGCCGATGTGGTTGAAAAGATCAAACAGCATCTGGAACACCGCAGCAAACAAGACTACAAGGCGCTGCTCTTCGACAATCCGCCCGGCATTCGCGTCTTCGATGCTGATTGCCAAGCTGCCGGAATCTCCAAGACCGACGCACGTGGCCGAGTCGTCGACATCCATGCGCTCCGAACCACCTTCGGCACCCACCTGGCCGTAGCCGGTGTCCATCCCCGCGTGGCCCAAGCCGCCATGCGGCATAGTCGGATTGAACTGACGACGAATTTCTACACCGATCCCGCCTTGCTTGACGTCAATGGCGCGGTCAATGCGCTGCCGGATTGGGTGGGAGGCAGGGTGTGTCGCAGCCTGCGTAAGTCTTCTAGACCAAGCTTATTCAAGTCCACTCGCCCAATTTTTGACAACGGCTGA